TGATATCAATGTCTCTGATGACCAAGTTGATGATAGAGTAGATGAAGCTCTACAATATTTTGCTCAATACCACTATGATGGTGTTGAAAGAATGTATCTGAAATATAAGATTACAGCTGCAGATATAACTCGTGCTCGTGCAAATGCTACGACAACTGCAACCGATACCGCAGATAGTTCAGTTTCATCTTCATTTGAAGAAGGTAAGAATTATATTCCAATGCCTTCAGCTGTAGTATCAGTAATGAATATATTTAATTTTGATGATGCTATGACAAACAATATGTTTGATATTCGTTATCAATTAAGATTAAATGATTTATATGATTTCTCATCTACATCAATTATACATTATCAAATGACAATGCAACAATTAGATTTATTATCTCATATATTAGTGGGTGAGGTACCTATTCGTTATAATCAACATCAAAATAGATTATATTTAGATATGGATTGGGAAGGTGTTAATGCAGATGATTATTTAATTATAGAATGTTATCGTAAGATAGACCCAACTACTTTTACAGATATCTATGATGATATTTACTTAAAAAGATATGCAATTGCTTTGATTAAAAGACAATGGGGTTCAAATCTTTCTAAGTTTAATGGTGTAACTATGTTGGGTGGTGTAACAAT